AGAAGATGAACCAATGATGGGTGCTGAAGAACCCTTGCAACCCACTGGACTTGAGAATGAATTCAAAACGGTTCCAGGTGTGCAAGCACCAGAACCAGAACCAGAAGCTCCAATTCCTCAGGGTATCGCAGAACCAGAAGATGAAGGTGTCTTCTTTGGTGATGCCCCAGAACAGCGTGTAAAAAAAACTGCGTATAATTAAATGGAAGATCTATCCGAATATCTCCGAGACCCATTGAGTGCCGCTCTTATTGCTGGAATGATTACCGCTGGTTACATTCATCTCAAAGCCCAACTCAATAATGAAGGTAAATTAGAATTAAACAAATACACCAAGCCAGCCGCACTTAATGCGATCCTTGTCTACTTTATTGTCGCAAATGGTCTTGGACAAAGAGAGGTCATTTCTAATGATCCTTTCTAAACTTAAAGATTTAGCCCTAAAATTAAGAAAATGGCGTCTGTCACTGCGTTTAACGACATGCTCTCCCAATTTCTTGTGGAATTGCACAAGACTTTTCCAGATGAAACCGGAATCAAGAAGATGACTACTTCTTTTGAATTGCTCAAGACAACGAATCCACGACTCATTGTTGATGGATTCATGAAGGGTGTGACTCCCTACGCGGATAAGATTTCTGCGAAGGATGAATCCTTCCTCCTCGAAGAGATTGAAAAGATTGAGTTCCTCAAGGATCTTAACATTAAGACGTATTGGGCTCGTATGAGCGCTAATACGAAAGCTGCAACTTGGCAGTATCTCCAAACTCTATACATGCTTGGTACTACAATTACGGCTATCCCAGCGGAAACTCTCAGTCTCATTGAAGGTATCGCCAAAGATTGTGCCGACAAGATGCAGACCGAAGGTGGTGAGCTTGATCAAGATGCACTCATGAAGATGATGGGAAGTATGCTTGGGGGTATGACCAAAAAATAAACCTCATGTTATACTAAATGAAGGCCTGGTTTGACGATCCTCAGCAACTTATTCGGGTTGACAAGGTTTCACAGTTCTGGCCAAATCGTGATCAAACTCCAGAAGACAGAATTAACGCGGCTTCACGTTTCGTGATTTACGCGTGTTGTGCCATTTACCTTATTCGTCGTGATCCAAGAATCTTTGTTCTTGGTGCCACAATTCTTGGTGTTCTTTATGTTATGTACAAGTCAAAAATGGTAAGAGAAACACACGGCGCGGCTTCAAGTGGTGATATCAATGGGTGTCAAGTGCCAACCGAAGACAATCCAATGGGTAATGTTCTTATCACTGACTATACAGACGCTCCAAATAGACTTGAAGCATGCTATTACCCAACTGTTAAACCATTTGTTAAAAGTGTGTTAGATGATCGTATTCCATATGATGCGGGTCGTTCTCGCTCAGCACATCCAATGTATCAGCGTAATGCTGCAGCTCGTCAGTTTGTGACATCTCCAGTTTCCAAGATCCCAGGAGATCAAACTGCTTTTGCTGAATGGTGCTATGGACCAAAAAATGGTAATCTTTGCCGAAATAATCCACAAATGTGCAATCCCAATGCCCGGGGTGTTCAACTTGAATCATTCGCCGGTTTAGATCCAGCCGGTGATAGTCGGGTTTCTCATAGAGGTCATGGTATTGCCCCAGCTTAGATGATAAATATTCTCGTGTAATAATAAATGGCATACCAACTTCAGCCTGGTCTTGCGATAGTTCAAAATACAGGTGCTCTCCCATCAGTGCGTGCAACTGAAGAAGTCTTTGTGTACCCCCAGCCCAGTTCCATTAACTGTGGCGGTTGTCGTCCAAACACCATGTTGTATGGAACGGCGCCATATATGGCAGGCAAAGGTTCTCCAGCGCAATACATTGATGTGAGTGACCAACTTCGCCCACAATCAACAAGTCGTTTCGGTCGGGTTATCGTTCCAACGTACGAACGTAACCTTTTTCCACTTTCAAATATGGAATGTAAAGTGCCCCTTCGTACAATGAGTTACGAGCCAACAAGTACTCGTGCGGAACTCCAGAACGGTCTCTTCCAGCAAAGATACGCTAATAAAAATGTTACTAAAAAATAAGAATGGCCGATCCCATTTCACTCGCCGCCGTTGCCGGTCTGATTTTTGCTGGACGAGCTTTGAGTAACAAGTCTGAACCTGAACAACCTGTTCAACCAGTTACCCAACCAATTGTTTACAATGATGATACCGTCCCCGAATTCACAGAAAGAGATTTTGAGCCACGTGTAGAAGTACCCAGTAAAATGGAGATGGCGAGTTTTGCCGATATTGGTCGCCAACAGAGAAGTGGTGGACAGGAGATTCTCAATATGAGAAATCGCATGTATGACACTGGTCGCATGAACAACCTCTCACCAATTGAAAAACAATTGGTTGGTCCAGGTTTGGGTGTTGGTTCTGAAACACCAGCAAGTGGTGGTTTCCAACAAATGTTCCGCGTCAATCCAGTTAATGTGGGTGAGTACCGTCTTACCACACTCCCAGGCCGATCAGGTCCAGCTATGGATATTACTGGAGGTCGGTCAGCGGTTGTTGGTCAATTGACACATAACAAGCCAGAAACTACGGCTCATCTTCCAAGTCGTCTTCCCACAATGCCAGGACGTGCTCAGGGTATGTCGGGTTTGATACCACGTCAGGAGCATGAGCGAACGAAGAGAACTACTAACCGTTCGGAAACTGGTCATCGCGCGGATGGTCTCGGTTTCAACGGGGCTAAGCGTTTTGTTTCAGCCCAAACGATGCCACAAGATCCAACACGATTCAAGAGCGATCGCAATGATCAACAGTTTGCGCACTACAGTCACGCGGCTCCAGGTATTACCAATTTCACCGGAGCTTACGCGACGAGTGCGGCTGCTCAGATTACTACAAAGAATAACGAAGAATTGATGAAGTATGGTTTCCGTCCAGAAGATCGCAGAGGTAAGGCGAACCGTATGGGTAACCGTGGTCGTATGAACGTCCGTGAGAGCGCTCTCAAACAAGGTGGTGCTCTTACCGCTGTCCGTTCGGATACTTCACGCATTGATGGTCGTATGAATGCTGCGAATGGTGGTTGGACTCAAAACTATCAACAAAAGCCTTTCCACCAATTCAACGCCTACAAGGGTAACGAAAACCCCAACTCACGATCATTGGATATCGCGAAGAGACAACTCCAGAACAACCCATTGTCGCATCACATTTATTAGATATAAAACGCATTTTAGACAAAAACAATCATTAAAATATTGTGCCTATATTTTAATGAAGGTCCATACCCTTGACATAGATAGTAGCGAGAGGTATACAAACGTATACCCTTACGCAAACAACTATGTCGTGACATTAAAAGAGCCTATTTATGATGTCACTCAAATTACACTCGTTTCTGCACGAATTCCAACACCACAGTTACAAATTTGTGAAACGAATAAAACTTTTAGCATTGACGGCGTTGATATTACATTAGAAGCTAACAATTACACCAGTGGAGCGACAATGGCTTCAGAACTTCAGAGGCAATTATTTCCACCATCTGATATAGATCAGGTTACTTATGACGAATATAGAAATACGATGACGTTTTCAAATACAGGTGCAACCAATGATTTTACATTTGAGTTCTTTGATGGAACACATGGATATGTAAATGGTACAAACTTAACTACACCACATCAAGTTTTTGGGTTTTCTTCAAATAATCAATCATCGTCAAACTATACACTTACATCAGGCGCAATTAATCTTGGTGGTCCAAATTCCATAATTATACGACTTACAAGTGGTTCGGATGAATTTACAAAAACTATATATTCTAAAACACCCTTTTATACGGGTCACATTCTAACGAATGGTTCGGATGTTATAAATTATCATCACACAGATGATCCATTAAAACACGAATTCTACAAAGGTCCACAAAAGTTTATTCGGGATGTTCGGATTGAATTTTTATATATGAGTCACGGGCGTCTCATTCCGTATGATTTCAGAGGTCAAGATCATATATTGAAATTTGAAATTACAGGGTCTACTGATAAGTTAGAAGGAATGCCAAAAGTTCCCCTCGATGTGGTCAAAAAAGAATTGCCACCACCAATAAGTATCCCTGAAGTTATAGTGGATTCTTATAGATGGAAAGAGTACATCTCTATCGGAGTAATTGTTTTTATTGGAATGGTCTTGTTAATCCTTATGA